CGAGTTTTTAGAAACAGAACTTTTAGGTTTTGCATCTTACTATGCATTTAGAACTAGGTATGCAATTATGAAAACTGCAAACTTCAGTGGTCGTTCTGTACAGATTATTGTAGGTTATAAAAACTTACCTGAACTATCAGAAAAACTAAAACCATTTTCATACCGTGTATTAAAAGATGATTGTTTAGATCTACCGAAGAAAACTTTTATGAAACGAGAAGTGTCATTGACTCCAGAGCAGAAGACAGTTTACTTACAAATGAAACAACTAGCTCTTGCTCAGATGAATGGTAAATCTATGACTACAGCTACAGTGTTGACTCAGCTAATGAGACTTCAACAAATAACTTGTGGTCATTTTACTGCCGATGATGGTACACTACAAGAAATACCATCAAACAGATTACCAGAACTATTAGATTTACTTGAAGAGATAGAAGGTAAAGTAGTTATCTGGGCTCAGTTTCAAAGAGATGTAAATAATATTATGAAGGCGTTAGCTAAAAAGTATGGTGAAGATTCTTTTGTAGACTACTATGGACCAACACCACAAGATGAACGTCAAAAAAATATTAAGAAGTTCCAAGATCCTAGTTCCCCGGTTCGTTTTTTTATAGGCACAACTCAAACAGGTGGTTATGGTATCACACTTACTGAAGCATCAACCATGATATATTATTCTAATGGTTATGATCTAGAGAAAAGACAACAATCAGAAGCTAGGATAGATCGTATCGGTCAAACAAAACCTATGACCTATATTGATTTGATTGTTGAAGATACTGTTGACACTAGAATCGTAAAAGCTTTACGTAAGAAAGTTGATATTGCTACACAGATAATGGGTGAAGAATTAAAAGACTGGATCTAAACTAGATCTACAGCTTTACCAAGTATAGGTTTATATTTTGTTTTCTTGTCTTCTTTGTATGCTCTTAGGTACTGACATCTTGGATTAAACTCAACCCAACTTGCATGGATCCATCCCGACTGCGGTTCTCCCGGCGTATAGAACTCAAGAATCAGCTGATCCGGCCGACAGTTAGTGTATACCCAGTCAGCAACTTCAGCGTTATCTACACCAATTACTTCAAAGTCTGCGGCTTCTGCTTTTGCATGCTGTGAATTGACTGAACTACCAATAGCTGCACATAGTTCAGGTGAACGATACCCTGATGTTACTTTAACTCTACCAAAATGATCTCTAACTGGTTGTAAAACATTTTCACACAATGCTTTTAATTTTTCTACTTGATCTGCATTAGGATTATTATCGATATCTAGCCTAATAGCAGTATCTGATTTAATCATTTCTTGAAGACTGAAGTTTCGTGATAATTTCATTTTGGAAAATAGTTTATGTTTACTAATAACCTTCTGTTTTCATCTGTTTGACTTACCATTCTATGTTTAATACTAGAATCAAATACTACAATTTTATTTGGTTCAGAATACACTTTGGTTTTTTCTCCATTGTCAAATTCTGTATATCCGTTGCATTTGTTTAAATAGTATATAGCAGTTAGACCATCTTTGTAAACATAGTCACTATGAAACTCAGACATATATCTATTATCTGATTTTATGTTTAAATTTGCACGTAAATTAATTAAGGATAGTATATTTAATTTATTAATTAATGGTTCAAAAAGTGAATACCCTTCTGAATAAACTTTATTTTCATGAAATAAAACATGACTAAAGAATCCTCTATCATCATTTTGTGATTTTATTAACATTTTCGATTGATAGTACCAAGGAGTTTTAGGGTTAAAAAAGAAACTTCTTATATTTTCAAACTCTTGTTTTTCTAAAACACCTTTAAATATTCTGTGTTCCATTAATTAACAAATTCCACCCAACCATTAATCATATATTTATGACCTTCTAATGGAGGATTACCTCTATGAAAATGTGTAAAGTATGCAGGGCAAATTACTAATGTTCCAGCTTTAGGTTTTACTCTTAAACTTTGATATAAAAACTCTGTCTCACCACCTTCTTCTACATCATTGAGATACATCATTATTAATAATAATCTTCTTGAAGTAGCTACACTTGCATTCTCACAATGCCATATATGATAGCCTTCACCTGGACTTGTTTTTTGTATTTTAACATCCACATTTAATTTATGTAGATCTAAACTTTCCATGACATCATATTTATTTCTATACATGTCGTAAGCGGTAGATAAATTATCTACAAAACCTTTTAATATTCCTTGATTAATTCTCATTAATAAAGAATCTTGTTCATTAATCATTAAATAAAGTTTATTATTTTTTAGAATTGATTTTTGATCTTCTAAATCTTTTCTATTTACAGTAAGATTTAAATCATTAACATTTTCAAAATGATCTATGATTTTTTGACAAGCTTCTTCAGAAGCAACATTCTCAAATACACCAATAAAATCATGAAAGCTTGATTTCATGATGCTTTTTTATCAGATATAATAGATATGTCTACTTAGATTTTAATTATTTACTTTCTATAACAATTTTGTCGATTGTTTCGCTGCCATCTATATTCTTAGAAATATAAGCTTCCACCTCTCCACACATTAATTGTTTGTTAGTCATATCCATGTTTCTTTGAGCTTCTCTTTTCATCTTCAGACAAGTCCCCATCGACTTTTGGATACGGTGTTCTACCAATTGACCATTTAAAAATAAACAAAGTGCTATTACAAATTTAGTTGTCATTAAAGTGCTCCATTTCCATTTCCAAATTTAATATCTCTTGTAGAGTCTTTTAGTTTTTCTATATCTGCTTTTAATTTAGATATTTCTTTTTCATGTGCTTTTAACATTACACCTGTATGTACATTGTCTTCTAATTGCTTTTGCATTTTCTCTATTTGGGTTGCCTGCCATTCGAGGATCATAAATTGCTCCTGATCGATGGGCTTTTGAACACTAGCCTCTAACAAATCTTTTTCAAATAATTGGTTCTTTGTCTCTAAACGGTTAAGCCTCTCAATCACTCCGAACGCGAACCACGCGCCGATGGCGACTGCAGCGACCAACGAAATTAAGTTCCTTAACGGAAGGCCGATTGAAGTGTTCTCTGAAATTTTTACACTAGACATTAAATACCTTGTAATCTTGGATCAGAAGTAGTTATATTCTTCTTTGCTATTGGTCTTGCGACTGAATCCTTACTTCTTTTTCTTAATTGTGCTACAGCAGAGTTTTGTTGTTTTCTCTTTTTTATCACCGCTAATAAATCAAATTTAAAATTCATTTCTTTTTGTCCTTTTTTCTAAATAATATATTATCTATCCACTCACAGACTTTGTCTAGTGCACCAAAAAAGCCATATATCCATTTATCAATCATAATATTTAATCTCAATATTATTACAAACGTAACAACTGCATTTTAAACACTTATTACCACAATGACAATCATGCTTACATTCAAAGCAATAAATTTTATTTTTTCTTTTCTTCCATTTGATAGAACATTTTGTCAGAATCTTCTGTAACCATGTCATTATCTTCCGCATCCCAATATGTAGTTTGGACTTTATAATCAGGCCAAGATCTATCAGTGGTATAACTATTAATGTGCCACAAAATACGATTATTAGGCTGAGCTGCGTAATTACCGTTATCAAGCTCCAATATATGGGCACACTTATGTTCTGTAGGTATTTCAGAATGTTCAGTATCCAATATATTAACGTCTGGATGAGCCCAGTCAATCGTGAACAAATATTTACCATGATAAAATTTTTTATCTAAACCTAAATACTTACCTTTTAAACCATCCAGCCAATCAAAACAAGTGACACTAGGCCAGTAACTAAAACAATTCCACAATTCCAACTCGTGGACTTGCATATCGGGCACTTCGGCTCGATCGAATTGTTTTTGGAAAAATGCTGAGATAGGCAATCTCCAATAACACGCACCATTCGGTAACATGATGTTAAATAAGATAGCCCTTCCTGAAATACTGCTAATGCTAAAGATAACGCAGTCACTATACTGTCCCTTATTTTCTTTAAAATCATAAAGATACTCCTTCCTTATTTTACAATAAATCGGTGGTATGTTTGCATTTAAATAAGCCATTCATATTTCATTTTAAGT